GATTCAAACCCAAAATGGGGTGTGGTATATTTTTTTTCAATTTAGTCAAAGATGAATCGAAATTTCATGTATTATCAAAACACGCGGGATTACCACCATTAAGAGATGAAAAATGGGTTTGTAATAAGTGGATTAGAACAAAAAAATACAATTAGTTCCTACTAACTCACTGATACTATTTAAATGGTCAAGTTTATGATAGGCATCATAACCAAGCGTATTGCCTGAATTATTTAAAATTCTCCATGTATTGTTATAACGCAAGGTGTACACATCTTCTTCTGCGACGGTGTTAAAAAAATCCAACATTTTTAAATAATGCACATATATTATGGTATATCGAAAAAATTAATTTTTTTTTTTTCGGAGTTCTAAATAATAATTTTCTAAATAGTTTATGTAACTGTTTATACTATGATTATTGAAAACTTGTTTCATTTCCATATCCTCATTCTCGAGTATAATATCTTTACAAACATGTGAATACATATCAATAGGAGGATAATATTGAATCAAATCATATTTTAAATTGTATCTGTATATCTTGATATTTTTGTAAATTCTTAATAAATCGTTGAACTTTTGATTGAACTTGTCGCTACCAGATTTTGGTGCACCAAACAGTACAATATCAACATGTACATCCAGTAAATATTCGTTATCAAAGTATTTTTGTTTCAACAGTTCGTATACTAAAATCAAAATGGCACTTGCACCCAGCGAATGTGCACTGAAATAAATATGATCTATCTCATCAAAGCACTTTACATCCTTCAAAGAATCGTTAACCAGAATATCATCTAATAGTTCGTTTTTGCACAGTTCCGCGTATCTCTTGAATCCAGTATGTATACCTTCATCTTTCGTCAACAGTAAAGAAAAATTATGAATCCAATGATATATCTTATTCGTTCCCTGTAACACTACATACAGTTGATGATCTTTTTTATTATAATGTAACATAGCATTTTTGCGGGAACTCTTGTACAATCTTTTACACAACTTAGCACCATAAATGTGATTTTTTAAAACATTTGCGTTATTCATCATGATTAATATTTAAAATAGATTTATATTCATTTAAATTCATTATTCCCATATCTCTGTTACATGTTTTGCAAATAGGTTCCATGTTATCAATTGTTATCTGTCCATGACAAACATGTGGTACGATATGTCCACATTCCATATTATCAAAAGCTAAAGAATTATTACATACGAAGCAAACTCCCTCCATGAGATTTCCATTCCTTTTTTTCCACACCTCATTTCGAATTGTTTTGGGTATCTTTATCCGTTCGTTATTGAAAAAAGATAAGTCTATATCATTTATTTTAGCATTGTGCTTAATCAGGTATATAGCTATTTCTATCCATTCGAATTGTCGCCATATCCCTAAGAAACATGAGCTATCTTCATTTTTTTTATAACATTTTTCAATTTTACGTTTGAAATCACTTGTGAACTGCAGCTTTCGCAAAGTTTCAAAATTATGTTTCAAATATTGATTTATAGACACAATAGTGCTTTGAAACACATGTAAAACATCATCGTTGAGCATAATATCATTCAACCGTTGAAAAACATTCCGTCGTTTAATATATTCCATCATCTCTCTCAAATTGATATTAGGACAGTGACAGGTTTTATCCGTATTCTTGATATACGCCTCAAATTGATTTTTCAGCCAAATACAGAACTCTTTTCCATATTTAAACCATGTATCGCTTATTTCCAATGGATTTATAGGATGATGTTTATTTATTCGTTTGTAATAATACTTTAGTTCTTCTAATGAATTTGTGTTATAAATTATTAGCGGTATGTTCTGATTTAACGGATAATTTAAATCATGTAAACGTTTAAACGCAGCGATACGATGTTGACCGTCCAAAACATATCTTCTGTTATTCAAATCGCCACAAGTTATTGATTGTAAAATTGAGAACATACCATTTTTGCTGTATTCCTCAACTTGATCATTTACCAAATATTCTACATGTTCATCATTCAACAATCGTTGGATGTTTGCTGGTTGATACTTTATAACATTTAAAATGTTTTCGATTACGATACTCGTTTTCGGTTTGTAAATATCCATTAAGTTTGTTTTTAATCTAACTTTTTAAATAATTTTGATGATTCATAGTTGAAAGTTTTGCGGATTATTTCATCATCGTGCATTAATGTCTTTTTAGATATAATCATAAGTTTCTTGGAACTAGTTTCGAGTTTCAAGATGGTTTTTTTGTTGTTGTAATTTTTTCTAAAATCTTGTAAATTCTTAATCTTTTTGTCATTCACTTTACAAATAATGTCTCCTCTGTGTAATATTCCCGCTTCGGATATATGCCCACCAACTAATACATTAACCACCACAATACCACTTTCCATGATGTTTTGTTTTTTCAAATACGGATGCAGATTAATGTTGTTCAAAGTCATGATTAAATTTATGTTTAAATCCATGACAATAAGTCCACCAATACATTCATAATCTATTTTTTCGAACACCGGATACCACAATCGAATTTTCGGTAAGAACTGTGTGAGTTTGAAAGAATCTTTATGTAATTTGTTCCCTCTCCAGTAATGAATAGTCACTTTTTTGTTAAGTCCTATTTCTGATATTAAATTATCGAACGACATATTTTCGTTCATCCATTTTTTGTTCAATCCACCGTAATAGTCGACCGGTATGTTATTAATTTTACACAATATATCGCCTTTTCTCAGTCCGGTCGTCGATACCGGACTAAAAGGGATGATATCTCTAATGTATACACCTCCCGAAGTGCATTCATGATTAAAATATTTCCTTATTTCTTTGGTTGTTTTTTGCAATTGTTCGAACCCGAAATATTCGGGATAATGAATAAGTGTTGCTGTTTCATTAAATAGTAATTTCTTTATGGTGTAAAATCGTTGAATCGGTACAGTATAACCGATTCCTTCACCTTCGTGTGCAGGCACGCCCGCTGCATTTACTCCGATTACCTTGTTTTTATAAACTAGCGGTCCTCCAGAATTGCCCGGATTGATCGGTGTGTCTGTTTGATAAAAGTTGTACTGTTGACCACTTATGATTCCTTTAGTAATTTTCATATTATCTTGTCCCAATGGATACCCTAACGCAAATGTCTCCAACCCCGGCTCGATTACGGTTTTACCATCATCCAATTCGCAATAAGTTTTGTTTTGATAGTCAATAATTTGTAATATCGCCAGATCGAAATATGGACATACTCCTTTTATCTTGACAGGATATTGTTTGTTTCCTTCACTTGGTATTTCTACAAACACATGAATAGCATCTTCTACACAATGTGCACATGTCAAAATATGACCCTTGTTATCAATAAAAAAACCCGAACCCGAACTTTCTGATGTGTTATTTGTTTGAAAGGGTAATAACCAGTCGAAACCAATATTGTGAGATATAATTCTTACTATATTACCATAATAGTCTTTAATATTTGGTCGCATATTTATTACATTTCATATATATTTTATTTGCAAATGTAGATTGGTTATATACGAATGGTATATATAATCATGCAAAGAGCAAGTTAATGTAGTGTAGGATGATATATCATATGGAAATATCCAAACTTTGTATTTCCCCAACATATATAAATCAATTTAACTAAATTAAATTGAAAATGAAAATGAATTATTATTTTTTTTAAAATTTATATAATTTAATTAATTAATGAATTCAAATATCGATCCTCAAAGTATCATTGAATTGAATAATAAATTGGATAGAATTGAAAATTTGTTGAACAATGAAATATTAAATAACTGTAACAAAATGTCAAATCATATTGACTTTATCGAACGCATCTATGAATACATTAAGTATCCATTATTTTACATTTCTGATAAGATAAAATATTTATCTTTAAAACAAAGCATTCCTATAGAACACCATAGTCATCAAACTCAATCCACCGACCAATGATAGGTTTGACATGAATGGATAATATTTGGCACTGGTGGATGGTGGGAAGTGATAGAACAAAGTTGCAAATATTGTAAATACGATCAACGTAATACTTGCGAACATAGCATATCTGTCATTCTTTTTATTTCGTACTAATGAGCTGTAAAATATGACCATTGGGCAGATTAATTCTATTAAAATAGCAAACACAATTAATATTTTATATACTGTAAACGGCAGCAACGAACCTAATCTATTATTCAATCCGTTAACAACTTTGGTATAGTTAAACAATTTATCCAAACCGGATACAAAAAACATATAATTCAAAATAGAGGTGACTATCACTAATAAATAATCGTTTTGCATTTTTATTTAATTAAACAAAATTATGAATTACAGTTTTGAGATGACGGATCTAATAAACCTTTGATAGCAACGAAAATTGAATCACAACTATCAAATGTGTTTTCTGTACATATATCACATTCAGGACATTTTTTTGGGGGGTCAGGTATCGGTACATTTTCTATCGTCGGTACATTATCTCCCATCAGTACAAAAGTATTGTTCATATTTACCCCAGCGAATAACTGAATATTACTTAATTTAATTGGTGTTAAACTATTTGTATCATCATTTCCTGATGTTTTCATATCGTTGTTTGTATCTAATATAATTCTATGATGATAAATTGTTTGTCCTGTTGGTGTTTCTGTTTCATTGAAACTAGCTTGCTTAACATTATCGTGATAATTTGATGAAGTAAGCGCCTGATCGTCATTTAACATAAAAAAAAATTTGTTATTCTCATCTATGTATCCGAACATGGAATCGCTACTTATTAATTGAATATTGATTGAATTTACACTATGAGAAAATATATCGAGTTGTACTCCTCCTGAAAACGATATTCTTTTAATTTCTTTCTTTGAAGTTAATCCGAATATATAATTTTTAGAACCAATAATTTGTAAAAACCTTTCGTTTCGTGTAACATTCAAAGGATCTGGACTACTATTATTTGAAAAAAGCACACCTGATTTATCTAAATAATACAAAGTGTTACCACTTAACGCAATATCTATTGCATTTTGTGTATATATACTTCTTTGTGTCTCTATTTGCGATTGTTCATTTTCGTTTATTATATATACATTTCCGTTTGAAGTCAATACATACACAACATCACTATTACCCACTACTTTAACGGGATACTCGCTTAAATTAACAAATCTGACTTCTGTAACAGATACATGTGTAGTGGCGAAATTTGCTTTGAACAATTTATGTGTTGAATCCAAAAAATACACAGTATCTTCATCTATTGGAAACAATGCAATAGTATTGTTAATTTTTAGATGAGGAATCGATGTATCGATTCGGATATCCGTGTTTTCCAAATCTATCTTAAACAACGATTGTTCATGACCTTTTTCTTCGAAATGAATTTCTATTATATTCTGAAACTGTTCTTCCGTATTTTTCAAATTGTTATAAATTAAATAAATTATATAAATAATCGAAATAAAAATTACAATATTAATTAATTGCCTCATAATTTATATAATTTAATTTATAATATAAAAAATGTCATCTTATGTTGATATATCGTTTGCCAAAGCGTAATCAATCTTATGATACACAATCGCTTCGTTATTAAATCCAACAAAACCTTTCGGTTTAACATTGGATGTCCATACATCGGTGCATGTAAAATTAGATTCATCTGTTCCGTATGGTTTAGATGTAAAATCATCTGGGCAACAATATTTAGAGCCATTGAATGTTTTACACACTTCATCG